CAGGATTTATTAAGTCCTGTATTGACCGACTCCGCAGTCGTCTTGGTATGTCTGACAACAGGCAACGAGGCTCACCCCTTGTGAAAGCAACAGGCGTACCCGGGATGGGTAAGACCAGAGAATCATTACTTCTGGCCTCATTCCGAAAAGAGTCACTGCGAGTCCTTAACGTGCATTGAACAGTTTGTTCTGCACTGTTAAGGTCGAGGGAATCTCAGAATATGTTGAAGTCCATCATAGAACTTCACATATCCTGGATTAAAACGATAGATGTCGGTAAATTGACTTACTGTCTCAAGACGGATTACTTACTATTGAAAAATTTCATTTTAATAGGTAAGATCCAACGTTGTGACGAAGGAGGCTTCTGGCGTAAAGTGACCCCGAGAACGGGAGTCCCTTTATACCTGAAGAACCTCATATCGAAACTTCCTAGGATGTCTCCTTTTGACAAGTGTCTTTACCTTACATTCTTTCGAATGTATCGTTTATTGGAATGAGGGTCCACACCAAAGCTCTCTACTATTCTTTATCCCCCTAAAGAGGGGAGAGATAGTGGTACAGTGGAGGTAATGGATCTTATGGTCCGATATCATAAAGATATCACGCGCGGTCTGCATTTCAGGAACAGTAAATACTGTCCCAACGTCGATCATGTTACTATGTTCAGTCCCGGACTTTTAAATCTCGGGACCTGAGCAAGGTCTGGATCAATGGGTAAGGGGTTCAGTCGCATTCTTCTAGAATGTTGCGCATTAAACAAGATGCCAAGTGCCCTTAAGGCACTTGACTTATTCATTACCGAATTTCGTTTGAGGATGAAAATCCCAAACATATATCCGGGGTCAATTTGATTACCCTCTCAGCTCCTTAATTGATTAGGAGGTGAGATAATGAATAAAGTCTTGGACATGGGTTTTACCAAGAGTCTCATTAAAAAGTATGGCTTGTCGATTCGTCGACTTGCCTCTTTCCCTGATGGACTTGGAAAAACACGTGTCATTGCAATTTCAGATTGAATAACGCAGAACACCCTCTTACCGCTTCACAATGTCATGTTTCAGTGTCTTAAGAAATTAAGAACTGATTATACATTTGATCAGAAGCGATCCATTGATCAGGCAAAAGCTTGATACGATAGTGGGAAAAAGGTTTACTGCTATGACTTGACAGCAGCAACTGATCGTTTACCAGTATCACTTCAGATACTGGTTTTACACTTATGCGGACTGAGCAGTAAAGGCTGTGAAGCTTGAGCTGAGGTCATAGTTGGGGAAGGGTTCCGACTCCCGAGAGGTGAAGTAATTTATTACAACACCGGTCAAGGGATAGGACTTTATTCCTCCTGATCCTCACTCGCTTACACGCATCACATGCTAGTCCGCCTAGCGGCTAAATTATGTGGTTACAATCACTTCAATGAATATATGATTCTTGGAGATGATGTAGCCATCGCTAACTGTCGCGTCGCTGAGGTATATGTGTCTCTCATTGACAAATTAGGCATAGATATTAGCCTTCCAAAATCAGTCCTTCCGAGGAATGGACATGATTCTTGAGAATTTGCTTCTAAACTATGTGTCAATGGAGTCGATGTATCACCTTTGCCGATGGGCCTTTTATTGAATAATTCTATCCCTGATCTTATTACGTTCAGGAGTGAGTTATTCATTAAGATGCGCTCATTGCATGTGTCAGATTGTTTTCAACGACTGTTGGGAGCCATGGCCCCTAGGGAGATTAATCCTAGGGTAGTAAGTACAAAGACCCTTACCTACGGTCAATCCTTTTCTGGGTTATCAAACCTATCGGATTTGCTTGTAGTAACGGGAATACACCTTGGTCTTTCTATAATTAAAACTTATAAGAAAGATCCAAGAGGACAATATCTCAACAATGTTGAGGGCAGGAATAATCCTTCACCCTCTCTAGAGATCGATGATTTGTCTATGTATTTATCTACTACAAGGCTTAGCTTCTGGCAAGAGTTAGAACTCAAAATGCGCAAAGCCGCGACAGGCCTTTATAAACAAGGGGCCGCTAATGTTTACAAGTATGCATGGGATCATAATGAATTGATCTCCATGTGGACGAGAAAAGCAATAGGTGTGAAGTTAACAGAAGAAGAAAAAAGGATGTTTAGTACATGATCAGAGCTAGGTATTCTCGCTGCAAGGCCATTTATGGCTGCAGAGACGAAACTTTGCGATGAATTGGAAAAATATTACTTGTCTTTCTGTGACAACAGTAGGTTGGTGCCCCTAAGTGGGATTAGACTCAAGCCTCTCTTTATGAAAGGTGGACATAGTGTCCTCGAGTTTCCGCTAGACTTCCTAGGCGAGATTATAATCTTAAGCCGTGGACCTATAGCCCTTGTCTCGAAAGACAAAGGGATTATAAGGTCCTCCGGCATGCCGGGAGTCCTCTCTGTTGAGAGGGCCTTTTGGGATCTTATCCTGGTACGTACCTTGAAGAAGGAATTCGTACCACCCCTGTTAACAGGGGTTGAAAGAAAGGTTCTAAAGGGTATACCCCTAGCGAAACCGTGGGTAAAGCGTAATGTTCCTAAGAAGACGAAGTCTTCGAAAGGGCGTACGTTAAGCACATCCACTTAAATTGATTACATCGCCCAATATTAATATTGAGTGCGACTCCATATCTTATATCTTAGTTGATATAAGGTAATCGAACGGAACCACTAGCCGGACTGAAGGAATAACACCAAGTGAGGATCCAGAGTACAATACTCTGTATCTGTTCACTGATTTAATCACAGTGATCCACCCTGGAACCTACGAAGGCCC